AAAAAATCAACAAAATTTAAATTGCAGACCATAAAAAATAGACTGAAATTATTAAATTTTCCCATATAATATTATTTTTTTCCATAAAATGTTTAATCGGAATGAACCAAATGTAATGTAAAATTATCCGAGACTCCAGTGGAAGAATTACCGTTTTTAATCTGTAATTTTATATATCTGTATGGTATATCATTAACCAATAAATGAACATTACCGCTTATATAAAATCCCGAATGGCTGGTTTTATAGTAAGTTCCCCCACTTGCATTAGATACAAATAAGTCAAATTCGTGACTATCTGAAACATTACTACTTGAACCAAAAATGGTTAAATGTCTAGCATTTTGAATATCAATTTCCGATGTTAAATGAACAGATTGTCCGTTTATTGCTTGGTTTGAAATTGGTGTAGATGCTGATTTTGTAACAGTGGGAGCACTAACACTTAAAGTACCCGCTAGAGCCGAGTTAGTGGCAGTAATTAAACCTTCGACCCCGTCTAAATGTCCGATAATAACATCTTGTTTTGCTTCAGAACTCGCACCAGATGCCAAAGCTGAACTAGAAACAACAACCGCTCCAGTGTTACAAGCAACAATTTTAGAATCAATAGAAGCATTAGATGCATTATTAGCGTCTTGTTTTGCTTCAGAACTTGCCCCACTTGGTAAAGCACTTGAACTAACAACAACCGCTCCAGTGTTACAACTAACAATTTTAGAATCAATAGAAGCATTAGATGCATTATTAGCATCTTGTTTTGCTTCAGAACTTGCCCCACTTGGTAAAGCACTTGAACTAACAACAACCGCTCCAGTGTTACAAGCCGTAATTTTACCGTCAACAGATGCCAAAGACGCATTGCCCGTGTCTAATTTTGCTTCTACTTGGTCATTATTAACTTCAATTTCACTATTTTTAGCTAATAAAGAATCTAATTTAGCCTTAGTTTCAACGTGATGATCATGAAAGATTTTATGTCTTTCCCCGTAAATACTCATATATATATTAGTATATATAATTATTTTTTAAATTAAATTAAATTATTTAAATATTTTTTTATGTTATATATTTATATATATGAATACCGAAGAACTCGGAATATTATTCGGTGGGATTTCTAGCATTCTAGCCGTATTGATTTACTTTACCAAAAATATAAAAGAGTCAACTTGTTGCGGTAGTAAATGTAAACAAGTTGTTTTAGACTCTCACGGAGATGCTATAAAAAGTTCATGTGCTCAAATTACTATACCAATAGAGTCAGAAGTTTAAAAAAATAAAATCTTTACTATATTAATAATAATATAATGACTTTATTTGGTCTAGAATTAATAATAATATACGGAATTATATACTATAGTTTCGGAAAAATATTTTATTTAAGCCATATTGAATTAATGGAAAATCAAAATATAAAAAATGAATTACCGCCAAAATATGAAGATATAACGGTTGAAAGCATACAAAAAAAAGACATCACCAAAGGAAATATTTTGCATACCACGATGCAGTGATTTTTCCATCTTTTACCATCGGTTCGGATGCGTGACGGTCATAATATAATTGTCTTCTTCTATTAGCATATTTTAGACCCATTGTATTAATATATGATGGATAATCTAAATACGGCACACCATTGCTTTTTATAGCACCGACCGAAGCTACTTTTTTTTCATTTATGAATACATCAATTTTTTTAGATTTATTTTTAGATGGTTTAATATTAAAAGCATCGGTATTAAACATTTTATTTAACTCATCTAACTTTTTAAAAGTGTAGTCGGTTATTTGATACATTATAATATAAATATAGATATATTTTTATATTAGAATTTTAGAATTTTTTTATATATTTATCAAAGTTTAGTCAAACATTCTAGATCTTAGTTGATCTCTAGTTAATAGCATTCCACCTTTTGCTTTTTTTCCTTTTAATGGTCTACCGTGTGGTACACATTCATTACTTGGTTTACACGTTAAGGCTTTGTTAGATCCTGGTGGACATCTCCCCCCTTTCCCGAACATATCTTTAACAGCACATAACATATCCAATCCCTTTTTTCCCATACTTGCAAAATGTCCGAGATCACCCATTAAAGAACCAGCGTAAATACTGTGTGCACTTTGCCAGTCAACATAATTACTTCTATCTGATCTTGTTTCAATAACATCAGCTTCAGAAATAATACCAATTTGTGTAGCCATTGAACCATTTTGCACTGTCATGAGACCGTCATATACTAAAACAGTTACCAGCTGTACTTGGAGCGTATCTACTTGATTTATATTTTCAAGACCTACCGTGTATGAGAGTTGTGAATTAACATTCATCCCAGACGCGATATTGGACGGAATATGTAAATCTGAAATATCTATCTTAATGACTGAACCAACTAAACCATCAATACTACCGAGACCAGTTCTTGAATCTCCAATAGTTACAGATCTCCCCGACCATTCAGACCATGATAAATTACAACCGTTTTTAACTGCCATTTGATATAAATCTTGAATACTCATACTTGAGAACTGACCACTAACATTAAGATAATTTAATGAAAGACTGTTAATTCTGAAAAATGTATCGGATGTTAAATGGGATTTCGTATTATTTGGTCTACAAGCATAAATATAAATGCATCTTGGGACAGTAGATAATTGAATACTATTATTTGTAAATGCTTGAGACGCATTCGCTACTAAAGAACTGTTCATATCATTCACAAAAGTTTCACATTTATAGTACTGATAATCTACACTTTTTGGAATTTGCGACTGACTAATGAGCGGGGGAGTTAAATAATTCACCAAAAGAGACGGTGGAGCTGTACTTCCTTGACCCACACTAGTGACCATAGATGTAATAGTCACACCAGCAGACGGACTTCTAGACCAAACTCTATTTAATTGACCAGCTGCAAAATTAAATTGAACTCCCATATTTTTAACCCCAATTAAACCACTTTCAAGAGATGTAGATTTATAGAGCATCGGTGAAATAAGTAGTGGTTCGGTCACGGTAAAAAGAACGGTAGCAGTAATTGGAGTAACTGCAGCATCTGGACTAACTGGATTAGAAATAGAATCAAAACTAAAAGTACCCCTTCCTTCATTTTTACCACTATTTTGATAATTAGAAAGCGGATTTCTAACAGATCCAACACCGTCAACATATCTTTGATATTTATCTTGGCAAGATGGACTCATACTTAAATCATGTTCTTTTACTTGATCATCTAAGTTAAATCTTAGAAGAGCTTGTAAAGCATCGGCATATTGAGTTTCAACACTGCTCCCATTAATAGTAACTTTTAAAGATTGGGTGACACTTGCAAGTGGTAAGCATCTTGGGGCGTCTGATTCTGTATTTAAAAGCGGTTGACCTAAAGGCGCCGTTCCTACGAAAGTGCATAAAAATTGAATTCTCGAATAAACACGTCTATCTATGATGACGTTTTCACTTTGTGTGTTAAAATTCCATGTAACACCACTTGTAGAATAAGAGTTAGCTTGTTGGGCGACGGAATTTTGACCTTCGCACCCTTTGAAAATCCCCCAAGCATTTTCCTTCTGAGAAAATTCGAGACACTCGAGCCTTGGGTCGATCACATTAACCATTTTTGGTTCTGACATATATAATTATATAACATTTTATTTTTTTAAATTAATTTAGATAATTATATTTTCTATACATTTTTATTTTCTTCTAAATGCTAATTTAACACTACATGATGCTTTATTTGGTATATTTACTGGTAAAATAAATCCGTCTTCTGTTTCGAATTGGACTTCTATATTTACATTATTTAGCGGTGTGTCTGATGTTAAGTCTACCCATTTATGATAATGTGGTTTATAAAAAATATCTCTATGTTTTGAACTTTGTATGACCGCTTGTGGACTTGCATAATTATAATCAATGTAACTAATAATATTTTTCTTTTCTAGACCAAAAGTGTTAATATCCGATTGTACAACATTTTGATATGACCCGTCGGGATTTAAGGGAGTATCTCCAGTGGGTATACCGTCTGTCCTTTCTTGTAATTTCTGCGGAAATTCGATAAAAGGCATAAACTCGTTCCTTACAGTGATAGAAGTTGAAGAAATAATAATTTGCTTAATATTATTCCAAAGTGGTCTACAGTCATTTTCTTGATCCATAATTATATAAGCTGGTGGTGACGTCTGCGGGTTTACAACTTCTCCAGCATACGGGTTCCCATGGACCCAAGCATTACTACCACCCTTTTTTTGCTCAAATGTAATATCGTAATCTTTTCCAAAATTATTATTATATCCATTAAACCCAGCGGGTACCGAATCAATATATTTATAAAGCAGAGCATCGAAAAATACATCAGCTCTATTAGTTCCGATACCGCCTTTTCCTATTGCGTAACTTAATTCACCCACTACAGAAAATAAACCCGTTCTATTATCGTACTGAACCCAGCATTCTTCAGTATGAATTGTTGGATGTGCTGCATTAAATGCATCATAACTTGCCTTTAGTGCATTATTTATAATATCAACAAATCTTTGATAATTATTACAATCATAATAATGTGGACTCGTGATTAAATCTTGAATACCGTTATTTGCACTTGGTGGCTTTGGTAATTGATTTGGTGGTTGAGTCCATGTATAGTCGGGCTGCCATACTAAAAAAGTTTGAAAATTTGTGGTTACTCCGCCAGTATTATAACTATAACATACTGAAAAGGGCGTTAAATTTCTATCGGTATTAGCCCCTTGTTGAATAGTAGCAACAAAAACGGGCATAACAGCTCTTAAAGACCAACTATCTATTGCCATTTCATAATCGGACTGCTTTAATAAAATTGGTTGTGTTTGCTTATTATATACGCATTCTCTCGATGCTGAATTATCCGTACCGTCTATGGGGTTGTCAATTCTTATATTATAATAAATATGTTCTTTTTCTACATTTTCTTCATTATAAATTTGAGATCCGCCATGTTTAGTGATGTTTGAATTGTACTTCATATATATATAATATTATATATTAATTTTTTAAATTATATTTTTACTAAATCACATATTAATTCATCCAAATCCATATATTTTCTTGCTTCTTTAAAAAGTTTATTATAATTTTCTATACTGATTTCGGGGTATTTCAATCTATTGATTACCCATCGACCACAAGTATTAACACCGTCGACACGTCTTTGAAATTGATGTTCATTATATTCAACTCTTTTATTAGATTCATATAATAATTTTGTTAAATATCTATAATCAGAATTCAAATCATCTTTTAAATTATATGGTACCCAATTAAGTTGTTTATCTGGAATAAATCCATAACTATCAAAAAAAAATATAGTATTATCAACTTCGTATAGACATGTCCAATGTCCATAATTTAATTTTGTGTGATACAATAAAACACATTTTTTATATGGTCCAAGCATCTCATTTATTGAATTAAAATTTTTAACATCCTTATATTGCACCATATTGCATTTATTATCAAGAGCATTTAAAATATCGTATCCGCTTAAACTTACGTTTATATCTGTCATATATATAAATATGTATGTTTTTATTTTAAAATTGTTTTTATATAATTATAATTATATTGTAATATTTTATTATATATTAAAATATAAATGGATGCTATAGCATAAATTATTCAATAAATTTTAATGTTTTCCAATATACACGACCCTTCATGTTATTGTTCTTTTTTTCGGCTAATTTGACGATATCTTCAACAGAATGTAATTCTAATATCTCTTGAATCGTGATCGGTGTATTTTTATCGATTCTAACTATCGGTCTACAAACTTTAGTTTTTTTATTATCTTCTCCACATTTTATAATTTTACCGTCTTTAAAGAGTGGTAAAATTTGTATCCATTGTTCATCGATCCATCTATTTAAATTTTTATTTGTTTTTTTTCCTTTATATTTACCCCCGCGTCTTTGATATTCTTTTTGAATCCACATACTGGCATAAGCTGACGGGTATCTTTCAAATTTTTGCTTAGCATCTTCTTTAACTTCATTATAAAGTTCTTTATCAATTGCTTTGTCCATATATATAATAATATACTATATTATTTTAAACAAATTCTTCCAATTCTAATGATAATCTAAATGTAGAGTTTAAATCGGCGGATGGGTGAATATTTATTATTGTTATTTCATATAAATTCCCCGCATCGCATCTCCCCGTCACTATTGGTAGTCCAGCACCGAGATATTGTTGTATATCAACACGTACGACCGCACCGTTACCGCTACATTCGAAATTATTAACAATGAAAGAAGTAGAATTATTATTACTATGTGGGGTTGTGAATGTTTGAGTATTTATAATAAGACGTTTCTTAAAATTAGCATCTATCGCCGTGGTTGGTGATGTTAATTGCTGATTTGTTGCCGATGATTTAAATATAGCAGCGTTGAAAGTTGAATTATTTAATGCAGCAGCACCCCCGCATGTTAAACTAGTATCTATTTGTGCTGATCCAACACGAATTTGTGTAGAGTTTTTATTCAATTGATTGAGATATTGACTTGACATATATATTATATAAAAGATATAAAATTTTATATCTTTTATATTTATATAATGGATTTTAAGAAGCCCGATTCATATAAAAATGTTAATACATCAAGTACTAACAGTCAACCAAATAAGCCCCCTTCGAATATAAAACCAAAGGCGGAGTCTTGTAAATAGTTACCCATCTTGACGGTAAACTACAAATTTTAGATATTTGTGGTTTATCAAAGCCGAAATATTTTTCTAATAAATATTTGAGACTATATCTAGTACACATTGACGGAAAAACCGTAATACTATTACATTCATTTAAAATTGTTCTGGTCTGTTTATAGTTGTTAGCTTGGTGTGAAATATAAACAAAACTACATCTATATGATCTCCCTTGCTGTAAGATTAGATCACGGATTCTATCAAGTTCTTTATCAATTTCTTTATTAGTTGAATATTCGACGTCATCGAAAATTATTAATGAATCTTCTAACTCATTTAATGTTAATGGTTCTTCTAATAGATCTTCATCGATCAAGATTCTATCAATATATTCTAATCTGTCGAATACTGGGTCTTCGGGCTTATTTGAAAATAATATAATTTTATTATCGGGATATTGTAGATGATAAGTTTGACATAATTTTGAAGTATATGTAGATT